CCACTTTCTGATTGAAGTAACATGCCCCCCGCATTTGTATATCCTTTTTCGAAAGGAGTTTGAACTCCTGTTAAGGCTGTATGATAAATCCAAAATTCTATTGTAAAATTTCCAGTACCTGGATTTAATGCGGTATTATGTGAAAATGAGCTGTAACTAGCTGTCCCATTACAATAAGTAGACCAATTAGTAAGATAAGGGCTAAAACTTCCTTGTACTACTGTACCGTTCTCAGTGATTGTAAGAGGCGAAGAAGAGGAGTCCCCAAAAGTATTATTATTCTGCCCTGTAGTGCCATCGCCGTCCAGTAATAAAACTACATTCGAGAAATACTCGTCCCCCGTATCAATAGTAGAGCCTGCAGTCCCCGAGGCCGCTTGTATAGATTTTAAAGATGATCTACTCATCCGAGAGCTTGTCCTGCCGTGAAGCCGTACCAAGTTGTACCACCATCGTGCGTAGTAAATACAAACATATCTACCGCATTAGCAGTGGAGGTTAAAGTTGGAGCAGATGCAGAAGGCCAATCAACTGCAGAAGGCCAAGTAATAACATAACCTGAAGCACTTGCATCTTGTACAATTTTTAAAGTAAATGCAGACACTTTACCACTAGGCACTGCGTTACTAAAAGTAAATGTAGTGTTTTCTGTCAAAGTATGACTAAAATTTGTGGCTGCTTGAAGATCAATAGTTGTTGCATTTGAGCTAGAAGTAACTGTGATATATTCTTCTGATATACCGTTGTCAAATGTTACGACACCATTGGCATCCGCTGTGACAGCTTTTGATGCTTCCGAAGTACCTAGCGTAGTAATATCTAAGTAATTAAGCTCCGTTGGGGTCGCAGTTACTCCAGAAATAGAGCCTGCAGATGATACAGGTTGTACTCCAATAAAAGGCATTATGTTATCTCCATCACGCCGAGAGTAACATCAAGAGCAGATCCAGTACCTGCTTGTACTCGTAAAACGTCGGTTGCTTCTAAAATGTATTTTTGTCCAGACATTACTTCAAGAGAAGTATTCCCAGGAATTGAAACATCTTCGATAATTTGAAAAGTTGCAGAAGATGCTGATGTATCTTGAAGTTGAACTTTTGCTGTTACAGCGCTCGCTGTTTTATTGCATATATTCAAGCCCAATATCACAGTCGTAGTTGAAGAAGGCACTGTGTAAACATCAGCATAAGAACTGTTGCTTATATCTGCTGAAAAAGCATTTTTAAAAGTATTTGCCATAATATTATCCTAAAGCGATTGCCAAAGCCGTTGCGTCATCTACAGTAGCATATCCTAGGCTTGTAAGATTTGATCCTGTACCCATATCAACAATATAATCTACTACATCTCCTGTTACAAGTGCAGGCGAAAATGTAATTGTAGATCCAGAAACAGTAAAAGAGTCGCCGGGCTCCTGGGTTACGCCGTTTAGGGAAACAATAAGAGCATTTTGATCAGAAGGGGTGTGAGCACTACTACTCGCAGTTAAAGAATAAGCTGCTTGACCATTCACAGTTGTAATTGCATCCATTTTTACAGGATTACTACCAGTATCTGCATTGGCTCCGATTTCTACTATGCTTTCTGTACCACCAACACTTTTTTTGATGTACATTTTACCATCATAAGTGTTAATTGCAACTTCACCAAGTGCTAAATCGGATGTGCTAGGAGCAGCGCCCGACGTAGCCGAGCGCTTTAATTTGATCGTTTGTGCCATATGGCTTCCTCTTTAAATTGCGTATATACGCGAGGGTTTTTATTTAATTAGAAAGTGCCGCCTTCCAGAGTTGGAACCTCAGTTTCAAAGTTTGTAGCACTTAAAACATTTTCTGCAGAGCCAGAGCTATCGCTGAACTGCCACTTATCTGAAGTCTCATTCCAACGGAAATATACGTTTGTAGCTGTGCCTCTCTCAATTTCAATACCGGCATTCTCAGTAGGAGTACCCGTCACATTATTATTAAGAACAATAATATTATCATCAACAGTAAGAGTTTCTGAGTTGATTGTAGTCGTTGTACCACTTACAGTTAGATTACCACCGATAGTTACATCACTTGAGAAAGCGCCTGTTGTAGCGCCAGTCAAAGCACCGCTTGTAAACGATGCAGTGCCATCAGTAATTGTACCGCCAGTAATCGTACCTGTAGCAGTTACATTTGTAAGACCTGCAAGACTTGCTGCAGTAGCTCCAAGAGATACTGAAGTAGAGCCAAGAGTTACTGAAGAATTTGCAAGATTTGCATTTGGCAGAGCGCCCGTTACATCGGTAGTAAGATCAATTTGACCTAATGTTATTACTTGACCACTAATAGTTAAATAATCGTATGAGCCACCAAGAGTTACGTCCGTAGAATTATCTGTACCTGCAGAGTCTACACCAATTGCAGCTCGAGCATCTGCAGCGGACAAATAAGTAAGAGTACCTGCTGAATCATCCCAGCCAATAAGAGCGTCAGAACCATTATCTACTGCTGAGATTTCTTGTCCGCTAAGAGACAGAACATCTGTTACAGCAGCATTTAAAGTTACAGGAGTTGAAGTATCAGAAGAAGCAATTGTAACTTCATCATTACTTACAGTGACTGAAATACCCGTACCTCCAGTAAAGCTAAGAGTGCCTCCCGTACTAAATGTATCTGAGTTTGTGCCGTCCGAGATAGTAAATGAGGTGGTTACAGTATCCCAAGAAAGTTGTCCAGAGCCATCTGTTTTTAGATACTGTCCTGCAGTACCATCAGCTTGAGGCCAGTTAAGACCATCAAGTACAAGATCTCCCGTACCGTTTGGAGTAAGAGTAAGATTTCCATTTGTATCAGTAGATGTAATTGCATTACCATCAAGAGTAATGTTATCTACATTTAATACATCGATTTTGCTGCTTGAGTCAACTACAAGAGCACTATCTGCAGTAAGAGTACCTGCAGTATGATCGAGCATATCGACATATAGCTTTCCACCGATTACGATGTTACCAGTAGTCCCATCAGGATGTCCGAGAAAAAGTTTATCCGAATTACTTGAGTATGCGGGTTCGCCTGCGGCTAGACTACTGCTCGGGGCAGCGCTAGTTGTACTGCGCTTAATTTGAATTACTTGAGCCATTTAAGAGTCTCCAGTAGCCTTTAAAAGGCTCCTCCGTCTAATCTACCTTCATTGGCAGTTGCAAGTAAAGGATACCAATCCAAAGTACCATTTAAAGTGCGATAGACATAAAAAATATCGTTTAATGTATCGTACCAAGTATCTCCTTCTTCTACATTTGTAGTTGGAGTAGCATTGCCACGAAAACTTTGATCTGCAAGCTCTTCTAAAGCGTCTTGCAAGTTTGTTGATGAAATTGTATTATAAGGTGTTACAGTTATTGAAGATGCACTACCGCCTCCAGAACTTATAGAAAGAGTAGGTATAGTGGCAGAAACTTCAACTACTCTTGTAGCTTCTTGAGATACATCAACTGATGTAATGTAAGGAGCTATAGAAATACTTATAGCCATTATCGTGTAACCTCTTGAGAAACAGTGGCTTGGCCTTCTAGTATTCGAGTTACATAAGCATCACTTGCTGTATGTAGCTCTAAATCATAGTAGTATACACCAGGAGAAATGTCTTTTGTAATATTATTTCCAAGAGCCATCTTTATAACACCTCCAGATGCATTTGTAACTGTACAGGTAAAAGTAGCCGTTACATCGGTGGCTGATTTTGTTGAGCGCAGCTGTGCACGGGCAGAGTAGCCCGTTAAATCTTTAGCAGATCCATTTTCCTTTACAGTAAGCTGAATCGCATAATCGGATCCTTGGTCAATGAATAAGTTATAAGTACCTGCGCTCATTTAAATCTCTCCATGATGAAATTATAACAAAGGGGACATTTTATGTCAAGTTTTATTTTTTTGGTGGTTATGATAGCTTTCCTAGTTTAACTCTTAAAGTGTTACCGTCATAGATATAAATTGCATTGGCACTTCCCGAAGTATCTAATATAATTGCATTTTGAACAACAGTATGACTACTATCTGCATTGTCAAAAAGAACGCCAGATGTGCCAAGAGTAATCTTTCCTGCTTGTATAACTGTAGAGGAGAGACCTATAAAATCTAGATTTGCTTCATTTTTAGTCGCTAAATCACCAAGACCTGTAATGTAGCCCGAAGGGTTAGCAGCGTTAATGCTATCCAAAGTAGCCAAATCTCCAAATGCAGTAGTTGCAGCTATTCCCGAGGCTAATTGTGTTAAATTACTATAACTGTTTCCAGTACCACCACTTGTAGTCGGTAGAGTTCCTGATATATCATTTACTAAATCAACAGTGTCTTGACTTGCTAAGCTTCCTAAATCTTGAGTAAGAGATAATCCTGCACTACTTAATTGTGCTGTAGAAATACTCGAACCAGTCACACCTGCAACAGAAGTAACCGGAGTAAAAGCTAGCTTATTGGCAATAATTGTATTTGTTCGAATTAAGCCACCATCAATAGTGGTAGTATTACTAGTACCTGTAGTTGCTCCATTATCATTAATCCATTCTATAGGATTAAATCCATCAATATTATTTGCACTTGAAAAAGTTACTAATCCAGTAAACCCAATTCCTTGTATTGCTCCAGAGCCTGCAGAAGGGCTAGAATTTTTAGTAACGCTTGGGTATCCGTTATTATATGTTCCACTTTCTGTTGCCGTGAATGTAAAATACCAATACTTATTCGTATTTCCAGCAACAAAAGTAGGAGTATTAGTACTCCAAGCAGAATTACTGCTCGACACTGATCCATTAGTAAAATTTGGAGTAAAAGTACTTAATGCAGGAATGGTCGGTGCAGAAGTAGAGCTACTTTGATAATAAATATATGCAAAAACAGATCGAGGTCCGGGGTCTCCTTGTTCTCCTACCCCATCTGTTTTTTGAGCATACACAGCTGCAGAAGACCAAGTAATTGAAGCTGAAGTTTCTTTTGGCCCTCCGGAAGCTGTACCTACAATTACATATACAGTATCTCCATCGTCTATTAAACTAGGAGGAGATGTAGACCAACTTGTAGGAGGAGTCAATGTACTAGTGGTAAAGTTATAAGACCCCCCAGACGCCCCAGCACTAGAATCCTTTCTATATGCGGCAACTTCGGCCACTGCTGTGCCTTCTACTTGATAAGGAGTTTGCCAAGTATAGTTAGTTGCTGCTCCCGCTTTTGTACCTACAGAAGCCCACAATAAAGCTGTACCAGTTGCCCCCGCTACCGATGTTGACCACCCGCTAGGAGTTCCCGAAGAAGCGGCGGGAGTGCTTGGTGCACTAGCACTTCGTATAAATATTACATCTATACTGTCCCCACTTGGGCCTGTAATACTAGCTCCCTGCTCTCCAGCTTCTGCTTTCGAAAAAGTTTGAACTTTACTTGCTGTAAAGGAGTCTCCCCCTGCAGTTTTTCCAGAAATTGAAAATGTTATAGTAGCAGAATTAGTTGCATCTGCCATACCGCTAGCAGCTGCGAATCGCGCATCAGTACCTAAATCTGTAATCCCCCCAGCTGTAATTCCTGAAGCAGATACAGTAACTGTCCAAGTGCCATTAGATGTTCCAGATCCATCGTAAGAAAGTTTTGTGGCTCCTTCATATACTGCAATATCTGTTCCGGAGCCTGTATAGGTCGATACAGCTCCATCTGAATCGGCAGTAAACGTATGATTATCATTTGATAAACTTACAGTAATTGCATCTGCACCTGTTGCTCCATCTTGTAGAAGTTCTATAGTTTCTGAATCAGTATATGTAACACTATCAACAGTAGTACTAGCTGTTACTGTAACTGAAGTATTTGATCCAAAATTTTCTTTGCTTAAAGCCCTTGTGCTTCCACTACCTGTAAGTGTAACAGTAGGACTAGAGCTAAAATTAATGGTTGGCGAGGATCCTAAGTTTTGAGCATTTGCAGTAAAGGTTATACTACTTGGAGTAATAGTATTATCTGTTGCCTTTTTAAATATTTGTGCATTTGATGTTAAGAAAAGCGCTTTTGCATCAACTCCGGGGTCTCCATTGGATCCAGCACCTGCTTTTGATAAAGTTTTAACTTTACTTGCAGTGAACGCTGTACCATCTGCAACTTTACCCGAAATGCTATAAGTAACTGTCCCTGTATTAGAACTAAATGCAGTTATTGCCCCATGTTGTGCATCATAGGGGGAAGTTGATCCTAGGCTTGAAAAAGTAGACGGAGAAGTAACATTTGAAGAATCTGTTCTTGATACCGTCCAAGTTCCAGCAGTATTTCCTGAGCCATCATACGAAAGTCTTGTGGCCCCCTCATATACAGATATATCAGTGCCTGACCCTGAAAAATCGCTGGATGAAATAGCTCCGTCGTTGTCAGCAGTAAATGTATGATTATCATTTGATAAACTTACAGTGACTGCGCCAGGCCCTGTTTCCCCATCTCGAAGAAGTTCTATACTTTCAGAGTCAGTATAATAAGTACCACTATTTGCAGGGAACTCAACCGAAGCAGTTATTGTAACCGAAGTAGTATTGCTTCCAAAGTTACTTGTTGTTAATTTTTTTGCATCGGAATTTCCACTAATAGTATTAAGAGTTATACTGTTATTATTTTGATCTACAGCACTAAAACTAATACTCTGGGAAGTAGGAATATTCAGTCTATTAGCTGTTATCGTAATACCATTAGAAGGGCTTAAATTATTATCAACGTCTTTTACAAAAACTTGATGATCTGTGGTAAGAAATAAACCTAATGCCGCGGCACCTTTTCTTGATTTACTTAAACTTTGTGTAGTTCTTAAGTCTACCGCAGTACCAGAACGAGTACCCACTCGTAGTGTCCAAGTAATTGTTTCGTTGTCTTCACCGTATCCAATATTGCTATTTACAGCTACTTCGCCAATTGTTATAATATCATTACTTTCTGTAATATTTCCTGCAGAAAACTCACTTGTACTTGAAGTAACACTTTGAACATACCACTCACCTTCCGATAAAGTCCCTGAAAAACCTCCGGAAGAAACTCCAGTACCCCCAACATAAGTTCCTCTAGTTCCTCCTAGTAGAACTTCTATCGTAGTACCCGAATTCGGAATAGTGCTAGTTGTAATTTCTCCGTTTTCATCCGTTGCATAAGCATGAGAAGCATTAGAGTTTGATATTGCAACGCCCCCTTCACCTTTTTGAAGGTAAAGAATAGAAATACTATCAGTTGCTGAAATAGTAGGAGTAGTAGTTCCACCATAAGCATTCGGAGCATCAGGATTTTCAGCTACACGAACTTCTAAGACTTTACTAGTATAGCTAGGTTTTGCAGTTGGAACATTTATATACGTTGCATAAACTAATCCATCTTGCGAAGTACCAGCTGTCCAACTCGAAAAAGTACTAGAAGGATAATTGGTATTATCTATATTAATTTGAAATATAGGATCCGTGAAATTTCTAGAAGTAGAGGTAATTGTAAGTTGGGTATCCTCTCCTGAAGTTGTTTCAAATGAAGGATTTGCCCCATCCTCATCATATACAATAGTATAATCTTCTGCAGATAATTCTACAGTTCTTCCTTGCGTTCCTGCAGCTCCATCTTTTATTCGTATTATGTCGCCTGTGCCAAAGGCATTAATACCTACATTATTTTTTTCTCTTACTTCTGCTTTTATTATTATAGGAGTTCCAACATACTCAGTACTATTTACTGTACTTGAGTAAGCTACACTGCTGTCGCTATTGATTGTGAATTCTTTTGTAAATCCTCCTGTCTCGTCCGGATCTGAAAAGTTGTCAGATATAGTTGCATCTAAAACGGTAGAATCTACTTCTGTTCCATCAGGAAAAGTAAAAGAAACTAGCCTAAATTGAGGATTACTAAATCCTAAAGCCGTTACTGTAGCAGTTAAAGAAGTAAAGGTAGTTGTTTGACTGATAGTGGCATCAGACTCTGTATCATATTGAATTGCTTCTATACTTGGTGTTACTACTACTGATTTTCCTGCGAGAATATTTGGTTCAAGAGTAATAAATGATTCAACTAAATAACCATTTATATCATCAGTTTCATTATAAGTGCTCCAACGAACTCTTCCAAAAACTGCATCATCTTTAAAATCAGGGCGATACGTCTGTCGGTACCCCGTTGTTGAAGTAATAGCTGTTTCAAAACTTCTATCAAGAATTGCTTGGGTATTTGAAACAACGGCAACAACTTTTGCGGCACGAACCCCAATTCGTCGAAATACTCCGCCTTCATCCCAGGTTTTACTTATATCACTATTAGTTACGGCTTCAGTTCTTTCTGCGTCTTTGAATAACTGAATAGTTGAATCACCGCTTTCTACCGTTACATAGTACTCTTTGTTATTAAAATCTGTGCCAGATCCAGTAAAAGTTGCATTTTCGAGTCTAATTTTATCGCCGGTATTTATTAAACTGCCAGTTATAGTAGTTGCACTTGCAGCTATAGATAGTTTATAGTACGAAGAAGATGAAGATACAGAATTTATACTAAGAGCTTGTAAATTACCTACATTTTCAAATGCAATTATATCTCTAGGCTTTAAATTCGAGTTGAAGTTTGTTCCTGTAATTTTTGTAGAATTAGCAGGTACATTTACTGTGCCTAAAGAACTCCAGTTTATTTGAGAAGAACCTCTCCACCCTCCGATACCTATTTTTCTATAAAAAGGAAGATTTGATAAGGTGTCAGTATCCCAATAGGCTAAACCAGTTCCTCCATCGAGAAGAAGCCAGTACCACTCTGTCTCTCTTCGATTCTCGCTCGAACCTAATCCTCCTACATCTACAAGAGCTAGACTAGATGCAGAAGACTCGTCCGTTAAAGCATGAGCTTTTGAAAATCCTGAAGAAGTTAATTCTAAAAATCTAACAGCTTCTGTATTAGTACTGTTTGCATCATAAGAATATCTGATCTGAGAATTTGCGTATATTCCTTTTGGCAATCCCCCTACTATTCTTTCAACATTGGTTCCATATTGATCATTTACTTCATACTGTGTAGACACAAAGTCAGAATAATTCTGCTTACGGGAAACCGCTCGTACCCTAAATGTATATAGTCCATCTTCTAAATTTTCAAATCTGTAAGATAGACGACTTGTTACAATTGGAGACTCTATATGAGGGACATTATGATATAACTCATATTTATCAATAAATGAATAATTTCTATCTTGTACAGTATCTAGTATGTCTAGAAAAGTTTCCTGAGGGGTTCCCCATGTTACTATTATTTCTTCTCCGGGCTTTGAAGAATCACTATCTATTGCCACATAAATATTATCAGGTGCTGGAACTTCTTCGTCGGGGTCTTCAATAGTTGGAAATACATTCGAAGGAGTAACACCCAGTGCATAGTCTTTGTCAACCGCATCATATTTTTCTATATAGTATTCTACTGCCGTAATTGAGTAAGTATTTTTGCTATCTTCCTGTGCAATACTCAATACTCTATACTCTTTCTTTGAACCGAGTATATTTTGATCATTTGCATCTAGAGCCTGAAGAACCCATAAACTTCCTAATGCAGGAGCATCCCCAGAATAATTTGTTCTTTCAATCTCAGGAATAGAAGAATCTACTGTTGTATCAATTGTGGCTACAGAAACATCTCCGGTATTATCAAGAGTTACAACTTTTGTAAGTACATAAGTATAAGGTTTCCATTCTGTTTGGAGAGTAGTGCCTGTGGAATTTAGAAAAGCATTACTCGCATCTGCCTCAGTAGTAATGTAATCTAATTCATATGTGTCTGAATCTGAGTCATACAAATATACTTGTCCGATAATTCTATCGCCCTTATTGTATGTTTCTCCGTCTATAGTTACAGGATTTAAGCCCGTATAAAAAGCTGCATAGCTATCTACAATTGTACTAAACTTATGTTTGGAGGCATTTGCAACATTTGAAAGTTTTCTATCCAGAGTCACTGAAGAAGCAGTTGCAGAAGTAGTACTACTTGTTAGACCGCTATAGTCTACACCATATCTATCTCTATCTTGTACATTAATAATATCGCCCGGACGAATAAAAGCACCCTGCAGGCCGGTTTTAAAGCTTACAACTTCCTTCTGATTTTGAGCAGTCCATAGCTTCCATCTACCGTATCTTAATGCTTGGCCTTCTGAAGTTGCTCCCATCGCAACAGAGTTTTGAGAAATTATGCGACCTGCTTTAACAATTGCTTCTCTATCTTCTACAATAAGAGGTACGGGCTCATAGTTTGCACTAGGGTCATTCCAAGTAACTACTACTTGGTTGACTCGAGTTTTCCTGCCTGTACTTTCGTAATTAAAAACTCCATCTACAACGTTTGCTTTTGAGAAGTTATAGATAGGTTCCGAAGGAACATCTTGCACAGCAGTAAGTTTACCATCAAGCCAATAAAGCATTCCAGTAAAAATAGTTGCCATATCCTTAAGCACTTTATATACTTCTGTAGCTTTTGCTAAGTATAAATTTGCTCTAAACCTCGGTTCTGTGCCACCATTGCCATCATCTACAAGCTCGTCACAATATTTCGCAATTCTATACAATGCGAATTTATTTATAAAGCCTGGTTCTATCCATTCTCCTGCCCCATAGCGATTGTTTGTTACAATATCATAAAATACCCAAGCAGGATTATCTGTATAATATAATAAAGGAACACTAGTATTATTATCTAGTTGTTCGCTTTTAAACTCACCATTCCAATAATCTTCATAAACTGCTACCCCATCGTCTGTATACTCTCGAGGAGTATAAGAGGTAGGAATTTGTACCTTTAAACCTTGAAGAAGATAGCTTCGACTTGGAAGACTATCATAAGTTTTTGAAGAGAAAGAAACCGCAGCATGAGCAGTATAAGGATAGCTAAACTTATCTTTTATTGTTGCACTAAGATTTGCTCCCCCAATTGAAGATTGAGCCTGTACAGTAAATTTACCTCGGTCGGTTTCTCCCCCGGTTCCACCATTAGCACGTACTGGAAGTCCTCCTGAATCGCGGGTTAGCCTAACTATAGTAATTCTAAAGTCATCAAAAGGTTTAAATCTATCCAATCCAATTATGTGATCAAAAGAAACAGGAGCAGTAGTTTGATCAGTATGAACTACTTCACCCCCATGATTAGAAAATAAAGTTATATGATCATTCCAGTTCGATTCCCCAGGTTTTTTAAGTTCTAACAGGAAAACATAAATTGCACTTGCGGAAGATTTATCTCCATTTTCATTATTATGAGTTATAAGTGCAGAATAGTTTATTCGCACATTTAACTCGCTTACCTGTTGTGCTTGAGAGCTACTTAAACCGAATCCAATACCTCCCGCCGGAGAGCCACTAGGAATTACTAAAGCCGCATTTCCTACATCTGTTGGAAAAGATTGATTTTCTGGATAACCGCTTGTATTATATAAAGTTAAGCCATAAGTACTACTTGCATCTGTAGACTGCTGTAAACTTCTCGCATTTCCAGCACCTGTTATAGTAACTCCGCCAGATAAACTATTTACTTGTTGAATAGGAGCTTGATTTAATGTACCTTTTCTAAATTGAAGAGTTGATCCGTCAAATTTAGAAATGTTATTTACTAATCCAGTAGTAGTGCTTTCTGTTGCAGGAGCATCTGAAAAGAAAAAGTCAACATCTGTTAAGTTGCTTGTATGGAAGGCACTGTCTATTGTAAAAGTATCAGAATCTGTACGTCCTGTTACCTCTACTGCTTTAATTAAAGTAATTGTCCAGCCCGTACTTGTAATTAGCTGATTACTTATATTTCGAGAAGAAACATAAAGAGTAACAGTTGTTCCAGAAGTATATTTAGCATCTGCATAAAAAGATACTCCGTTACTACTTTTTACTTTTACATAAGATAAGTTATCTGTAAGAGTATTAAAATCAGAGTCGATTCCTGTGCCCGAAAGAGATAGATAATTTTCATTTACTCCATAGAAACTAATAGGTGAACGAGTCAAATTACATCCTGTAATAGACTCTACTTCGATATGGGCAAATTTTCCAATGTCTTTATCAGTTAAAGTAACGCCGGAAACATTTATAGATGTAGCATTTGCAGTATAACTCAGCGTAGGCTGCTTAAAAGCACTTGTTTGCTCTTGATTAAACGTACCAACTAGACTGGAGTTTTCAAATGGCACATCATTAATATAAACGGAATTTTTACCATTTACAAGTCCATGAATCGGTCCTTCACAAAGTAAGTCTACAAGTCCTATATATTGTTTTGAAGATCCTCCAGCCATTATGGACCCCACACAGGTATATCAGTACGACGAAGTTTACCCCAATCAAAATCAGGAAGTGTATCAGGAGCACCTCCAGGGCCTCCCCCTCCACCTTCTCCTCCGTCCATGGGAGGGATCACTGAATTTTGACCAGTTTGAACATAATCTATAAACTGTCTTTCCGCATTTTTTATTTCGAAAGAAATAGGGCGGCCAGGAATTCTAAGCTTTCCATAAAGTATTGGTACAGGGTCTCCTTCTATTATATTTTGAGATGAACCCTGAAATAGATAACTTTCATCTTGTTGTGTATCTACAGAAGGATCGGGGGCCATCAGTTCTTGAATACCTGTTATGGCTAAATTAATTGCAAGACTTGCTGCAATAGTTCCCCAAGTTGTTAAACCTGCTATAGACCCAGAGGCTGATAAAGTGAAAAAAGTTTCTCTAAGTCCAGGTGTTAGCATTATTGCTACTATAGCAATTGCCGCAAGTATTTTACCAAAGCCACCTTTGGATCCTGCAGGTACAGATTGTATTGTAAAAGAGCCTTTAGGATAATGCAATAATAATTTTTCTTCTTGATTTAGAGGTTCGTCATCCACAGAACAAATAAAGCCAATTCCTTTTTCATGACACTCTATTAGATATTGTCGAAACTCTGGGCAATTTAGCTCTAAGCATTGTAATGCTTCTCTAAAAGAAGAAACATTCATTTCAAATTCATGTCCAAATTTATCCGCAATTTCGCCTTCTAAATATATTTTACGCAGCATATCTATAAATTCCTACTAAATGCTCTGCCCAGAAAGGATATAAGTTTTCTCTGCAAGACAATCTGTTTTCTGCATGATGAAAGAATACATCGTTTCCCAGGTAGACTCCACAATGGTTTGCTACCTTTCCTCGTACTTTAAAAATAAGTACATCGTTTTTTTCTAAAGTATTCACTTTTTTATGGTTCCAATTTAGTATATTTTCTTCTGTAAAATAGTCTAAGTTATTTTTTTGCCACCAATTATCTTCGAAGGGCTCTCTTGCAGGAATATTTATTCCTTCTTTTGCAAGCCAATCTCGAAGTGCTTCGAAACAATCTTTTACCCCAAATTCGTACTCTCTACCAATTAAAGGATATGCTGCTTTTTTAGGCTCTAGAATATTTAGTTCCATTTCTGGATAACTAAAGATATAGTAAGGTATTCCTAGAGCATTACAACAGTCAATATCATGTTGAGAAGCTTCATTTGATGCGTCGGGGTGGCTATGCACAATTGCGAATATATCGGCTCTTTTCTTTATATCTAGGTACTCTTTATAGGAAAAAATAAAACTTTCGTTATTCTTTGCAATATTTGAACAAGGAAACCACTCTTTTTTTCCTTTTACAATTCCGATTATACCACAACCTTCTCGAGGATACTCTTTCTCAAAATGCGCTTGTATTCTATCAATCACTTACTTAAACTTCTTCGATCCTGGGAAGCCTCCAAAAGGTAAAGGTACTTCTGTATTTAAAGTATTATCTGAATTATTTCCTTGAAAACGAATTTTACAAGAATTCATTGTTTTTCCACATAAATCAATTCGTTTCCAATACTGTCTATTCGTTTCAGGGTTTTTTCCATAGTTATCAAAAAGTGCTTCCCATATTTGAACTCTACTTGTGCTCACATCCGTTGTTTTGACTATATCTCCCGCGGAGTAGCCATTCGGACTATTATACGTGGAGCTCCAAGCATTTATAGTTCCTGTTATTTCTGTGTCATCTTTTCGAAAAAATCTATGCTGCTCACTCTCTTTGTACCTCCAAGTACAACCTCCTCCAAAGCCTAAATCCCTTCCCTGATATTGCCAAGGGCAGTATTGGCCAATTACTTGTCTTGCCGGGATTGTTACTCTTTCTAAATCCATTGGAGAAGCCAGCTCAAATGTTACAAAGATATTATTTTCAGAAGAAATTCTATCTATATAGTAAGTCTGAGTAGGCAATTCATTAGGAGTAGCTGCGTCTGTATTACAATCAGATAAAAAAGCTTGTCTATAGACTACACGAGTTCCAATTAAATCATCGTTTCTTTCAAAAGGAAGATTTAAGCTTCCATCATTTCGTATACTTTGCAAAACAGTCTCGCTACTGTCTCGAGTTTTTGTAAGTACGGGGATATTTGCAACAGTTAAAGTAGGTCTTGCAATGGCTCCAGAAGAGGCAATTTCTATTCCGGTTATTTGAATTGGAATCGCTTCATAGTCATTCTGTGCAAACTCTATCTTATTTCCTGCTTGCTCTAAATCGGTACCATTAAAAAGATAAAAAGTCCCCGCAGCATCCCCGGAATCGTATCCTGGAAGAGTTATATCAAATAGCTCTACAAGAGAGTCTAGGTTTCCATCTCCGTCTACTATTTCTTGCTTTTGTACAGTATCTACTAAATCTGTCACGGCTCATAAACTCTCTTTAAAGTTGTTGTAAGTGTATGTATTTCAGTATTTGTATAATTAATATTATATTCTTCTGATAATACTTTAATAGTTGTATCTGTATCATCGTATTCTGTGATTACTAGTTCGAAGTGCTTACCTGCTTGTCTATTTAAGAATGCTGCCAAGTTATTTACTTCTTCTCTTGAACGATTTGAAAATTTTACATTAAAAGTTTCATCAGTAGGATTTATTCCATTTTTTACTCTTTGAGAGTATCCATCACCAAATTGAGCAGTAAGAATTCTTTGTTTTACTTGTCTTGTTGAGTTTCTATCTACCGCAATATCTACTGCCGCAGTGGGATTTGTTCCATCATATCCTCCTACAGGTATTTTTATTTTATATACTGCCATTAGGCTACTCCGTTCGGGTTAAGAATGCCGCCTTGTCTTTTCTGATTTAAAAGCTCTTGCTGTACGGCGCTTG